GTCACAGATACATTCCTCCTCTTGTAACAAAAGGAAGATAATGCCTGCCATTGGTAGCATTAAGACGTCAACGCTCGCGATGCCGCTAGCTCGTACGAGTAGCGCCACTGTAAGTTATGACAAAACGTTCGACCCCGAAGGGATTGATTCCAAAGGAGTTGCACGATGGGTGGATCGATCGGGCGGTATCGCCGTCGGTTACCCTAGCCTCTCGCTCAGTATACGTAAACCCACTCAAGGGTCTCGCGTATATAAAGTGACTGGGAAAGCTGCTATCCCCACGCTCGAAGTTACCGCGCCTACTACGGTTACCGGCATCCAGCCGCAACCGACGAAGGCCTACGATAATCAGTGCATGTTTGAGTTTTTGCTGCCAGAACGGAGTACACTTGCTGAACGGTTAGTTCTGTTCAACATTATGCACTCGCTGTTCCTGACCACAATTAACGCCAGTGATGACGCGCCGACCGATGCAACTGGGTCGCCGCTTCTAGCTGTTGTTAGCAACCTGGATTCGGTGTACTAAAACCGCTGAATTCACCCTCGGTATTAGCTGAGGCCCCTGTGGGCTTGAAAACCCACTATTGTTGTTAAACTCATTAGGAAAGCAACCTACCATGTCTTCTGAGAAGCGAGGTAAGAACCGTTTAAAAGGGTTCTATAAATATCGTGTTGGCTCCAAGGAAACAACCTTGGCTATTGAAGAGTACTATGCAGCCCTGGATTGCCCGCGTAGCTTGGCCTTATGGTTAATGTTCAGCAACAACGAACACGACCAAATGGTTAACGTTACGTGGGATCCACTAGCTTACGATACACTACAAGCTAGCCGGGATTCTTACATGGCAACCAAGTTCCTATCCAAGTTCGAAGGGTTAAACCTTCACCTGGACAAGGACGAAGAAGCCTGGAAGAAGTTCGATAAATTTGAACTTCTGTGTAAGAGTACAAACGATCGTTTCCGACACCTTGCAAGTGACCCCCTATATCAAGGGGCCGCCGTCTGGATTCATAACGAATCCACTCGAAAAATTGCAGAGTTACTCGGAGACTTTAATCCTGCAGAGTTTGCTTCATCGCCGGACTGGGGTCCTGGTGCTTCTACAAAAGTAAAACGTAGAGACGCCAGTGCTACAGAAAAGTTCCAGAATGAATCTGGAATAACACGCGACCTTTACTCTTTAGTTTCACCTGAATTGATGGGTCAGATGTATCCCCATTGGTCTCAGCATCTCGTCACAGGCGGGGTTTATCCCCCACCGAAGTCCGGAGGAACATATCCGTGCTACGAGGTTGGAAACAAAGTTATCACTGTTGCGAAGGATGCAAAATCTAACCGAGTTATCGCCATAGAACCTGGTATCAATCTTTGGTTCCAGAAATCGATTGGCGAAATGGTTAGGTCTAGACTCCGACGCGTGGGAATCAACTTAAACTCGCAAAAACGTAATCAGCTATTGGCTAAAAAGGGTTCCCTGACTGGGGACCTTGCCACAGTTGACATGGAAAGTGCGAGCGATTCCGTGAGTACATCAGTCGTGAGGGAACTACTTCCTCCCGATTGGTTTACAATCATGGATACCTGTCGATCCCATTACGGGCACCTTAGAGGCCAAGTACATAAGTGGGCTAAGTTCTCCAGCATGGGGAACGGCTTCACCTTTGAACTTGAATCCTTGATATTCTACGCGGTTGCAAAAAGCTGCGTGGAGTATCTCCGTGTCACTGGCGATAAAACTGTCAGTGTATACGGGGACGACGTCATATTACCGACGTCCGCTTTTAAGATGTTTTCTGAGATGATGACATTTTACGGCTTTCGTATTAATGAAAAGAAATCCCATACATCAGGATTCTTTCGTGAAAGCTGTGGTGACCATTACTTCTCAGGGTTTGATCTCAAACCAATCTACCTTAAGGGTAGGCTCAGTTCAATCCTGACGGTATACCGTCTAGCGAACGCGGTTCGGAGGTTGGCGCACAGGCAATGTAACTACATGGCTTGTGATGCTCGCTTTCGTCCGATGTTCGATCTCTTAGTGCAACGAACACCCAAAGCTTTGCGGCTAAGGGTGCCAGAAGGGCTAGGAGACGGTGGCTTCATCGGTAATTTTGATGAGGCCACACCAACTAGTGCGTACTTAAAACCTAAGAGTTTGTATGTCGAAGGTTATGAAGTACAGCAGCTAGGGGAAGTAGCAGAATGCTACGAATCAGAGCAGAACGGCTATTTACTAGCCGAACTTTGGCGTATAT